TCTTTTTTGCCTTGCAGAGTGCTCTTTTCAAGGATGTATTTGTTGGAAATGGGAATGCCTAATTGTTTTAGCTGTAAAGCTTGCAAGAACTGCAATTGCCTTTGCGTTGCTGTCATCTCACATTGAGAAGCTTCGTGAAGAGGGCGTTCCCGAAGATTTCATTCAACAAGAGTATTACTGCTCTTTTACGAGGGGAGCAGAAGGTTCTTACTACGGAAAACTTATTCAAAATGCTCGCGATGATGGTAGAATTTGCCCTTTACCTGTATCCCGAGATCTTCCCGTCCACACTGCGTGGGATATTGGAATTGGCGACTCTACTAGCATTTGGCTTTTCCAGTCTCTTCCAAATGGAAAGCTAAACTTCCTTCATTATTACGAAAATTCGGGCGAAAGTCTCTCCCACTACCTTGAATACCTAGAGAAATGGCGCAAAGAAAAAGGCGTCCTATTCGGCGTGCATTATGTCCCCCATGACATGAGGCAAAGAGAGTTTATCAGTGGAGTCAATCGTATCGAAGCGGCTCGGGAACTTGGATTCAACCTAACCGTAGTTCCTCTTCATCCAATTCACGAAGGCATTGAAACGGTCAGAAGCACGCTAACCTATTGCTCTTTTGACCGAAAAGAGTGCGAGCGTGGCATCAAATGCATCGATTTCTATCGTAAAAAGTGGAACGAGTCTCTGAAAGTTTATTACGACGAGCCCTTGCATGATCAATGGAGCCATGGAGCAGACGCTTTTCGAATGGCTTGCGTCGGACTTAGATCTATTGGAACCTCAGTCAACAGGCTGAGCGCAGACAAAATCAACGAAATGAGGAAGAAAAACTATGGCTACTGAAGAGAAAAGATTAAAAAGCCTAGCTGATGACATTGCTAGCCGTTCCGAAAAAGTCTTAACACTCTATTGCCGACTTCAACGAGGCGACGCAAAAGTCACTTTAAAAGATCTAAGCAAACAACTCATTGATAGATACACCAAGCAATCCCAGCGTGAAGAAGAGTTCTATAAAAATGCGTGCGAAGTGTTAGGAAAAATTTTAGAAAAAATGGAATATATGGAAGAGACGATGTGCAATGTTCTTATGGCTATTCGCCAGAATGAGTATTTACATCCATGGTATCCAAAAGAAGCTACATCAACTATCGAACATTTAAACGAAAGGGGCATAGCGTACAAAACATGACAGATGATTATTCAGCGCTTGTTTTATTAGAAGAAGCTTATGTACGGATTTGTCGTACAGAAGAGATTTTGATGGATGTAAATGTGATTGGGAAAAACATCAATCGCAAGAAGGTAGCAGATTTATTTGTTAGAACAAAGAAACTAGGAAAAGATATTTCCGCTTATATCTCGGAGTTAGAGCATGCACAAGAAGATTATGAAGAAAGCTGCCCATGCGTTAGAGAAGGACGCAAAACATTATGCGATGAAGGCAGCGCACGATACAACGAAACATATGATTAAACGCGCTAAAAAAGATCGAGTGGAAGAGAAAGAAGCCTCATCTGCTGCTAAAGATCTCAAGAAAAGAGCAAAGAAAGCGCACGAATAATCCAACGAAAGAGAACTTATGTCTTGGCCTGTTAGTAATCCCATAGCTCGCGAATTAGATGACTTTTGGAAAGAAAGCCAATCTCTTTGGCAGCAATGGTGGTATGAAGCCGATCTCGATACAAAGATGGCAACAGGCCAGCAAGATTACTGGAACACATTCTATAACATAAATTATAGAAACCAAAAGATCTTAACGTTCAACAAGATCCTCCGCATCATCAATATGATCGGAGGGTATCAAAGGGATAATAGGCTTCAAACTGTCGTCTATGCAGCAGATAACGACCCAGACAGGGGGGAAACTGCAGACCAGCTTACCACGATATTGAATTGGGCAAAAAACCAAGACAGGATCTACGAAAAGATTTCTGATTGCTTCGACGGATCTAACATATGCGGGTTAAATCTTCTGCATGTCTGGATGGATTATCGGGAAGACCCAGAGAATGGAGAGATCCGAGCTGATCGCATTCCATTCAACAGCTTCTTGATGGATAACTATTGGACTAAGCCAGATCTTTCCGATTGCGATCGGATATGGACACGTAAGTACGTTACAAAAAGGCAGCTTGCAAGCCTTTTTCCTGATATCGAAAAAGACATACCAGCTCTTGGAAAAGGGTATGCTGCAAAAGATGGGAAGTTTCAATTCTTGGCTCAAAACTGGTATCAGTATCAGCAAGAGATGTACGCTTATGACGAATATTGGGTAAGAGATTACCGAGAAACCCAAAAAGTGCTAGATAAAAACACAGGCGAAGTGGTTGAATGGACGGGCACAAAAGACCAATTTCAACTACTAAGGCGATTTAATCCTAATGTCGAACTCATTAAAGCCTCCGTTCCGACGATCCGCTGGAACGTCCTCGTCAACAACCACCTCATCTACGAAGAGCAAAAGCCCTGGGGATTGGACCGGTTCCCGTTCGCGGTATCTCTCTGCTACCACTTCCCAGAAGTCCAAAATTACGCCTATCGGTACCAAGGGATCGTACGCAACATCAGAGACAGCCAAATTGAGCTTAATAGAAGACGAAACAGGCTTTTGGACATGCTTGATGCGCAAGTGCAATCCGGTCTTATGGTTAAAGAAGATGCTCTTGTCAATCCGGAAGACGCGTATTTTCAAGGCCCTGGCAAAGTTTTTTTCCTAAAGCAATCGGCTAACATCGCAACGGATATAGCGCCAATTCCAGCTCCCCCCGTCGCAAGCGGTTGGATGGAGCTAATTCAGACCATCGAAAAAGAGATCATGGATATTGTTGGGCCTGAAGAGCTCTTTGCTCAGAATATGGGAGCCAAAGAGATGACCGGCGTTTTGATGAAGCTCAAAATGGGAGCTGGGCTTACAGGACTTAGGAATATTTTTGATCGTCTCAATCAAATGCAAATGAATGTGGGAGAGATTGTCCTTGATCTCATCATGAATAATTTCGGCATCGGCAAGATGACTCATATCTTAGGGAAAGAGCCATCGGAGTTGATCAAGACATCATTGACGCCACAAAACCAGCTTTTGAAAATGGCTTCTTCCATGCTGAAATACAATTGCGTAGTAGAGGAAGCCGAGATGACAGCAACGCAAAGGCAATTGCAGTTCTTGCAAGCTTTACAGCTAAAACAATTAGGCATTCCCATTTCCAACAAATACATCCTTGAAAAGAGCACTCTGCAAGGCAAAAAAGAGATCATCGAAGATATCGAACAACAAGAGCAGCAAGCGGCTCAAATCCAACAACAACAAGTCTCTCAAGAGTTCGAACAAGCAAGAGTCCTTACCAGATCTTTGGAAGCAAAAGCCCAAAGCGATTTCGCTATGGCAGAGGAAAGAAAAGCGACTTCTGTCCAAAAGATTGCGCTGGCAAAACAAGAAGCTTCCCAAGCCGTACATCAACGCGCTTCCGCTGCATTGGATAATGCCAAAGCTTTAAGAGAGCTTGAAGACATGGAAGAGGATCGTCTCATCAAGCTGGCTAACTTCATCGTCGAGATTCAGTCTAAACAAAAGATGATCCAAGGAGGCGAAGAGAGCGACTCTCTACAGCTTTCCGAAGAAATCTCCCAGCCTGTCGAAGAAGAAAAAGCCAAAACAGAATCCCCTTCCATGACAAAAGGGTAAGCGCTCTCCTAGATATAATTCAACCTATATGATAGCATCCCGAGCGCAACCTAAGGAGGTTCGCTTATGATGTCCACAATATCAAACTCCATGTCATATGTATGGGGTGGATTATGTACTCTTCCAAAATATTGGAACAGTATGAATTATTTGGGTAAAACTGTAACTGTAATAACTGGTTTTGTTGTTACAGGTTTCAGTCTTAGCAAATTATTCGACAAGATAGATTCGGTAATGAAAAAACGCGCTGCGCACGCAAAGAAAACAGAAAGAAGGCAAAACGCTGGTCTATGTATTTGCGAGTGTTACTGCGGCAATAAGAAAAAAATAGAACAAGTCTTTCAAAGGCACAGAAGGGAATGCAATGTGCTTCCAGATGAAGAGCCGGTAGTTAATCAGCCAGCAACTAGTGGCGAACAAGAAACTACCACTACAACATCAACCAGCAGTGCACCAAAAAGCACAGCTTCAAAACATTATGAAAGCGATGATGATGTAGATGATTCTTTAACTGATCAAAGCGGATCTAGCGGATCTAGCAGCTCTGCAAGTTCCTCTAGCAGTTCATCTATGGGAGGCGGATCATCTTCCATCCTGGGAAGTTCTGAATCTGTTCCGACTGGAAGCTTGTATTCACACGAGCATTTTTCCACGTCTTCGCACGATGACACTCATGTAGGAGAAAAAGCTCCTGAGGAACACAAAGCAACCGTGAAAAAAAAAAAACACGGATGAAAACGAGCTGGAGCCTGGAAGCTTGGAGGGTAAATTGGAGGCTTTTCCAAAAGTCGAAGAGGAGCCCTCGCCAAAGCCCATAGATCAGCCAAAGAAAGAATCTCCCACGAAGAATTGGGAAATCATCACCGACCAAACCAACCCAACCCCTGACGCAATACCCGTCATACAACCCACTAAATTATTTACTGGAATAAAAATCCCTTTCTTCAGTAAATAAAATAATGATTTAATATTTACAGTGGGTGAAAGATTTGATAGATTGTCTCTTGCCAATATGGCCTAAACAGGAGAGACAGGATGATTAGTCCAAGTAATTCGGATATGTTTTTAAAAAACATGAATCCTCTTTTAGATTTGCCCACTGTGAGTCCTAAGATTAAACTTCTCGACAAAGCTGAAGAAGCATTCCAAAAGTCAACTCAAAACGTACCAGACCAGATTTGTAAGTTATCCGAAGAATTTTTTTCCCAATTAGAAAGAGAACAAACAAAAAGGGTGCTCGCCTCATTTGCTACAGCGCTTATTGTTGGTGGAGTAACTGCCTTATGTGTTGTCGTTTCCCCGGTAAGAGCATTTTCACTTTCCTCTTTAGGGATGGGAGCTTTATTGATGCCTAGTTTAGGAGAAGATTGTGCCGATATAGATAATACAAGAAAACAAGCAAATGTACTCCTAAAAATATGTGGAGCTGCGCAAAGCCGAATAAACAGACTGCAAGGAAAACAAGATTTCCTAAAGAAAAATCGAGGCACAGGGGAAAGGGAAAGAGCTGAAACCGAATTAGCTATCATGGAAATACAAAAGAAAATCATAAAATACCAAACCATTGTCGATCAACAAAGCACTGCGTCAGTTCCTGAATTTAATTGTTTTTTTTCTTTTTCTCCTCCTTCTAAGACAAAAGCAATAAACGATAAGCTTACAGAAATAGTACAACTAGCGCTATCTATGACTCCAACACCGCTTCCTTACGAACCTGGCGCACCTGGATCTGGTTTAAGTACTAGTCGGTCTGGTTCAGATTCGGGAACAGCATCCACACCAGCTACTGCTACAACTGCTACAACAACCAGCACTTCTTTAAATGTAACTATACCAACAACACCAAAAGACGGACCAAAAATCGTTTTTACTGAAAAATAGGCATAAAAAAAGAGAGCCCAATTGAGCTCTCTCCAAGACCCAGGGTACAGAAGTCTTGTCAACCAAAAAACAGGGAGTTTTGGCTCCCTGCTACTGCGAATAGTTTGTTTCAACCAGTGACTACAGTATAAAGAGAACGAGATTTTGTGTCAACAATCATTTTTCCAGAAAAACCTTCATATTCTTAACTAAACCTTATTTTGGTACGCTTTATTTACGCCAATTTGGCGTTATAATAAAGGTTGAATATGATAATACCGTCGAGTAAAGAAATGTACATAAGCAGTTTTCCAGAATGGCAACCTCATGATGAAGAGATAAGCGATTCTATGCTTAAAGTATATCCAGAATATGCACCTACTGCTCATCACCTATGCGATGAGTTATACAGGATGGATAAAGAGGAAGAAATCATCCAATCAGATAAGGATGATATCCAAGAAGCACAGGCTAGATACATTGAAAAACGTTTCGATAAGTATAAAAAGAAACAAAGTGCTGTTGCTTTTGTTTCCGGCGCGCTTGTTGGAGGGATTACTGTAGCAACAGGAGGCGCTTTTGCTGGAATTGTAGCGGGTGTAGCGGGTGTAGCAACCCTGGGAGGCGTAAAATATACGCTAGAAGACGTCATTTTTAAGAATAACGTGCATAAATTTAACTGCGAAGCGAGAGCTCGTGGTTATGGAAAAGCCAGAATCGATCGATTGAAAGACAAAATTCGGAAGCTTGATCTCACAATGAAGGATCCTGGGTTTTTGGTTGGAAAAACAGAAGACAATCTTTATCGCTCAAAAGTGCAATGCAAAAAAGCTTTAAGCCTACTCCAAGCAAGGCACGACAAATTCCTTGGGTTATGGCAAGAAACGATTGTTTCCATTGGGATAGATAAATCCTTGTTTGGAATACCTAAAGCAATAAAACAAGGCGCTGGTAAAGATAAATACAACATGTTTTCCTTTTATATAAAGGATACACAAACAGCTGTAATTAAATCAACACGTAAACCAATTGAGTTTTATCAATACGATTCAGACGGAGTTTCTAAATTCTCATTAAAGACAAAGATTAGAACTCAGGACCCTCTTTTAGAAAGAGAAGATCGGTTGATGCCCTACAAAAAAGAAAGACTTGAATATCCGGAGGAGTCTTATTTTGCTTCCGAAAACATTTTCTCTCTTTTCCTTTCTCGCGAACACGAAAGAGGATTGGAAAGAATTGAAGAGGAGAATGAGACAGACAATTTAATCATGCGATTGGATGCAAGTATTCGAAAGCATCGAAAAGACGATGTAATTGAGTTGACGAAGCGGCCAGTTGATGAGATGCGAGAAGAGTTTGAGAAAGAATTTGTAGAACACAAAGAAAGGAGTTTCGTGTGATTATTCCAAGAAGTTCAGAAATGTTTATAGATAGAGATTCTGCTTTGAATCCTGTTAAAGGAAAAGGTATTTACTCTAAACTTAAGGAAATAGATCGAGAAGAACTAAGAACACAAAGAGATCTTACAAATAAAAAAGAAGGAATGTGTGCTTTAGCAGAAGAAGCTTGCGACGAAATACACAATGAAATGTTGGGTAGAAAAGTAGTTTTGGGTATTTTTCCTGTTTTAGGTGGTATAGGAACCACTATTTATTCAATATCAATGCTAGCTATTCCAGGATTGGGAGCTGCTGGTTTGGGTGTAGTTGGTTTTGGTAGTATATTATTCGGAATGAGCAAAACGGTATTTCCTCTTGCTTGTCCACAAAGCTCTGAGCACACAATCTACGTAGCTGTAAACAGGGTTTTGAAAGTAAATGAATTGGATAAATACAAAATCACTAGGCTTGATGATAAGATTAAAGCTGTTAGGCAACTTAATCCGACTTCATCTAAACACATATTACAAAAAGAACGTGCTATATCAAAATTAACTTCTTCCATGACTCAAGCTTTGGAAAGAAATGTAAAATTTACAAGCAAAATATATTTTCCTTTAGAGACATCTTTTGAGCATCCTGCACGTGGACGTGATCCCGATGAGGGGCATTCTTTAAATAAATTTGAAGGATTTATGCATTGTGCAACTAAAAACGGGTTTAAAGCATACAGCCAAGAAGCTACAGACAGAATTAAACAAAAATCTGAAGCTCCGATGAGGGCTTTCGATAGTGCTTTAGCGACTACAAATGACGTCTTAAAAGCAAAACAAACAACAGAAACGGTTACATCAAGTTTAAGTTATGAGCTTGTTCATAGAGATAGGTACAATGCTGAGACCAGAATGATGGAATATAGACCGAAATTAGAACTTGTCAATACAAGAACAGTCGAATTTCGCCTAGATGACCATAAATCAAAAACAATTTAATCAAACATGGATAGGCGCGCTCACAAGGCGCGCCTATAATGTTGAATCGTCTAAATCATCTGGAGGACGAGGAGCTGGACGAGGAGGAGGTTGAACTCGAGGGACTTGAGGTCTTTCTCGGTCTAATGCGTCTAGATAAGATCTTGATAGTTTAACCATATCCTTTTCTAATCGTTTCACATTTTGCCTAAGTTGTCCCTCTTTAAATGATCCGTTTGTTGTAAAGGTATGCACTAATCCAAGAGCTGCCACCATTCCAACTGTATAAACAGGAGCAAACATAGGATTACAGGTAAAGGCGACTAAAGCAAAAGCAGCGACAATTAAACCAGTAGCAATAAAAGCAAATTTAGCGTGCCCTGCTGAATCAAAAATACCATAACGAGGAGGTGGATTGCGGTCTAATGCATCTACCTTAGGCTTATCTCTTGCGTAATCTGCTTCTGCCTTATCAAGCAACTCTTTGTATACTTTCGAACCGCCAACATAAGCTCTTGCTGTATCAATCAAACCGACATTGGTTTGTGCTACAGGCATCTGTATTGACATAGATACTCCAAAAATAGCCCAGAACTGAGGTTACTGGGCTAAGATTATATATGATTATCTAAATAAGCTCAAAGGAAGACCAACTTGTTTGCAGCCAAACAGCAATGCTGTCCCTATATCCATGACTTTAAGTACACCTCCAAAAAGTAAAATTCCCGCCCCCATTTCCACAATATTCCAGCCAATTTGTTTTCGTCTTTCTGGCGTGGTTGCTTTGTATAAATCGTAACATGATTTTCCGATGTAGTATGTAAGAGCCAAGGGAATTCCATATTTGATAAGGCTACCACCTACAAACTTAGTAACGTTCCAAGCTCCTGCTAGCAATCCTGTTTTTGTAGCAACTGGAGCCAAAGATTCGGTTGGTATGGGTAGATTGTTAGGAATAGACATGTACACTCCTCTGTTTTTTGGTGCAACAAAACATTAGAATATACAGGCTTTTTAAGTAAAGAACAAATAAAGATTTGTCTTATTTGGATTTCAGCAGATCAATGAACATCGTGTAGAGCTGGTCTGCTCTAGCACTTTGGATTTTGACATCCTCACGTATATCTTTTTCGATATTTTTGAGTTCTCTGTATAGAAAACCAAATCCAGTTAGCATTGTAGCAAACAAAGTAATAAATTGAATGATGTCCATTATCTATTCTTTTTGTCAATCAAGTGTTTTTGATTATATATAATAGCAAGAAGATAATTAGCAAACTCTGGATGCAGGGATCGAACCTGCGACCGATGGATTAACAGTCCATTGCTCTACCGCTGAGCTAATCCAGAATAAAAATAAATATTGCTATGAATAGGTGAAATAGGTCAATCTTATTTTTAGTGCAATCACACCAAAATAGGAGGTGTCACCATGTCTATTGAAGCAATCATCAATAAAATTTCAGACTGGCCAGCGGAAATGTTTGAGACATCAGATCTCATCTATATGGGAATCTTCAGCTCGCCCACCCAAGCTTGCATTGCCAGAAAAAAAAACCGATCACCCGCCTTTATCAAACTTTCTGGAAAAAGAGTGTGCTATACAAAAAGTGCTGTCATTGAGTGGCTAAGAAAAATGGAAAGAGAAACTAGCTGGCAAAAATAGGTGTTTTGCATGGGATTCGAAGGAATCCCTGTGCTTAATGTCTGATAAGATTACTTATGTTTTGTAATTTTCACTTCCTTTCTTGTTCAAGATGGGTTGTAAAGCAGATGACACTTTTTTCAAATTTTTACCCTGCTCACAAGTACGTGTGAAGGCATCCAAAGTTTTGACAAAAACCTTCAGTTTTTCATTCAGGGTTTCAAAATTTTTCATTTAACTCCTCATTAAATGGTCCGCCGATCTCTTCTCGTTTTTGCGCTATCTTTGTGGGAAGCTCAATCAACTGATTTGTAAAACTTTCGAATAAGGGTCGCATCTGCTCGGGAACAAGTTCGTTAAAATCTGTGTCAGGACACTTATTTACAAAATAATCTATGATGTTAAAGCTAATTTGATAAAACATGACGGCGTCGTAAATGAAGTCGTACGCATCGTCGGGTGGCAAAGTCTGGCGCAGAAGTTTTATGTCATACATTCGCCTACTCCAAGCTTCTGCTTCAAGTACCCTTTCATCAGCCCGTACTTTCTTATCAAATTCTCTGGCAAACGCCTCTTCGTCTTTCAACATGCGGGTCCTTTTAAAAATCTATCTATCAAATTCATAAATTTTTTCTAATAAAGTGCTCATTTTGTCAGCTTGCACTAAACAAAATATTTTGTTTTCCTCACTAAGATCTTCTATAACTAATGATGAAAGATCGGGGTGCTTTTTGAAAAAAGCATGTATCATAATTAAACTAATAACGCCTGACACTGCACAATCAAGAAGCATGTCATAAGCCTCATCAACTGTAACAATTTTTTTCATAATTTTTAACATGTAACTTTTCGAGTTTCCATTTTTATGGAAAAATTCTCTGTGAGTTGTTTTGTAAAAATCTTTGGCAATCTCTTCTTCTTCTTTTTGAAAATCCATAAACCCTCGGTTTAACACCTGTGTCGTCACGATAAACACAGCAAATTTTATTAGCAAATCCTTTTTCCAAAATCCTTGACCGTAAAGAAAAGTGTTGATACACCTTGTGTGTAAAGTAAATAATTTGCTTTACACAAAGAGGTTGATATGAAACACAGCAAACATAGCCATCACGCTCGCGGATCGCATCACGGAGACCCAGATAGAGGTCCCCCTATGCACGAAGGAGCGCACCATTGGGACAAAGGCTACCAATCTGATGAAAAGGAATTTTCTCCAGAAACGCACGCTTATGCCCACCAACGCGGAAACCAATACTTCAAAATGCAAAACGAAGCAGTGAAGAAAGATTCCGCAAAAATCAGCCGATCTAAGTTCAGCAAGATTGCTTAACCTATGATTGACTTACCCTACATTGCTGGGAAGCAAGAGCTTGGAGAGACTCGCCAAGCCATGACTAAGACTTTGATGAGAGACATCGAAAAGATCATCGATGAACTCAAATCAAAAGAGGAGAAGTATTACATACTTGTCCACGCTAAGCCCTACCCCGATGATAATCGAAAAATCAAGATTAAAATCGTAAAAGGCATCCCAGTCAAACCCCACATGATGCTTTCTTGCATCCTTTTTGGGGTCGATAACAAAACGGGAAAACTTACCCTTGAATGGAGCCTACCTGGAGATTGGCCTACTTGGTCAGTTGGAGGCACTCAAGAACCCGTTCCAGAGGTCATCGCCTCTATCAATGAGTCAAAAATTCGTTACTATTATGACGAAATCGCGTGTTAAATCGTCGCCGGATCGGGCGTAAAACTATTTGGGCATACAAAGAGCACTGGTGCCAAGTGCAAGAGGAATAATGGAAGAAGTAAAAGAAACTGTAGAGGCTCAAGAAGTTGTTCAAGAGGCTGCGAGCCCAAAAGAACAACCAAAAGAAGCAGAACAAGAAAGAAATTGGAGAGCAGCATCAGAAACACTTCGATTGCAAAAGCAAAGAATTGAAGAGTTGGAAAACCGTCTTAAAGAACAGCAAACGTTTGTGCGTCAAGAAGCGCCAGTTAAAGAAGAACCAGATGAGTTCGACAAGCTGGACCCCGATGACTACCTAACAGTCAGTAAAGCAAAAGAGCTCGCTAAGAAATTAGCAGCCAAAGAAGCCGAGCAGACCGCAAAGAAAGTCGTTATGGAGTATGCGCAGCAACAGCAGATTGTGCAAGACGAGTCCAGAATGCGCTCTAAATATGAAGATTTCGATTTTGTTATAGAAAACTTTGCAGTTCCAATGATTAAAAACGACCCAGCTTTAGCTTACAAGATACAAAACTCCAAAAATCCAGCGGAAACAGCGTACAAGCTAGCAAAAATATCTGAGGAATACGAAGAAATGCAGTCTAAGCAACAAGTCAGCCCTAAAGCTGAAAAGGTGATGAAGAATTCTTCTCGTCCCGTAAGCGGACAAGCAGCTTCTAACTCCCTTAAGACACAAGCAGATGATTTTTCCAAGCTCAGCCCGCAAGAAATTTGGTCTATGTCTCAAAAGTACTCTAGAGGTGGTTAATGGAGACAAATAATGACCATCACAACAACCAACGCACTGCCCGCGCCGGTTCAATTGTGGTTCGACAACGTGCTTTTGTCGCGTCCGATGCCAAAATTGATCCACAAGCAAATGGCAATGAAAAAAGAGCTGCCTCCAAACAGTGGCCGTATCGCCCGATACAGAAGGTACACGAACTTGCAGACAGCTACAGTACCTCTACCAGATTCAGGACTGACTCCACCAGGACAGGTTTTAAATGCTGTAGATATTGATGCGAGACTTGATTGGTACGGGACATACGTCACGATTACAGATCAAGTTATGTTTATCAATCAAGACCCCGTCTTGAACCAAACAGTTTCCCTCTTGGCGCAATCCATGAGAGAGACAGAAGACGAGCTCATTCGAAATATGCTCGCTTCTACCGCTTCTGTCATCAACTGTACAGGCGGTGTAAACGGCGATAACCCAACCGAGTTATCTCGTAGCGATATTGATACGACTGTATTGGCATTGCTTGGAAACGATGCAATGATGATCAGCGACAATATTGAAGGAACTTTGAAATTTGGTACTGCTCCAGTAAGGGAAGCCTTCTGGGGTATGATGAATACTGCCGTATTGGATGATTTGGAAGCCGTTACAGGCTTTATCAGCCAAGCTCAGTACCCATCTAACATGAATGTGTTGAATGCAGAATGGGGCTCTGTAGGTAACGTAAGGTTCCTGTATAGCTCTAGAGGCTCTGTGACGCCTAATGCTTCTTTAAACGGAAACAACGTCTACAACGTATTCTGCACAGGCCAAGAAGCTTACGCAATTGTTGAGTTAACAACTGCAACAGCAAGCTTTATCTATACACCTCCAGGAGGACCCACCGATCCTCTTAGACGGTTGCAACTAGGTGCATACAAGTTCGCACAAGTTCCTCGGATCTTGAACGACGCTTGGATCTTTAACCTGCGTTGCACGCACTCATAGGAGGTAGTTTATGCCATTTGCAGAACATTTCATGTTAAGTGGAAAGATCAGCGCGCCAGCTACTCTCCCAGGTTCTTTGTCTATCAATTGCGGATTTTTACCTACAAAGGTGCGAATCATCAATGAAACACAATGGGGCCAAACAGGAACCGGTAACTTAAACATACAAGAGATTAAATGGGATTCTACAAATCCAACTCAAACAAACTCTTTGTATATCAACGCTGCTGGTACTGCCTTGCTTCCTTCTGCTTTAACTAGCAACGGGATATCGCTCTATAACGGGGCCGGTGCTTCTCCTCAGCAGCTTTCTCTTGGACCAAAAATTACTGGATCTACTTACGCTAAGGCGACAGGCAGATTTACTGTTAGCTCAACTGCTTCTTTATATGCTGGAGCCACTGTTTTAATGACAGGGTTTACAGTAGATAAGCAATTAGGCGGGATGCTCTTTACAGTAAACTCCATTGTAAGCAGTACAGTTTTTGATATTGCTAACTCAGGAAACTGGTTAAACACTGCTAGCTTTACTGGTGGGGCTCAAACGTTCTACGTTCAGCTTGTAACAGTTCCAAGCCTGTATTACCCACAAAACTCCCAGATTGTCTACATCTCTGCTGCTAACCCAGCTGTGATCACGACAAGCACAAACATGGGATTAACTGTAGGTCAGCAAGTTCGCTTGTATGTACCAAGAGCTTTTGGTATGACTCAAGCTAACTCTCAAACAGCAATTATCTCTGCTGTTTCTGGAAACCAAATTACGCTCGGCGGATCTATCTCTTTAGATTCTTCTGCTTTCACAGCGTTCTCTTGGCCTGCTGCAACAGGTGTTCCATACACACCAGCGACAATTGTTCCAATCGGATCTGGTCCTACTCCAACTACATTCTTGCCATCTACTCAGTATTATTACGACACCGTGGATGATGCAATGAATAACCAAGCTTTCCAAGGTTTCATCATAGGGCCTTCCCTATTGCAAACCGCAGCAGCTGGTACCGTTGGGGTAACTGCATCTGATGTGTTGTCCTGGACTGCATGGAGAGGGGATGTCTAATGACTTTCTCTCCTCAGAGAGTTGCCATTAGTGGGATTACGCAAGCTTTGCCTTGCGTGGTTTCTACCGCCCAAAATCACAACCTGGCTACTGGTCAGGTTGTGAGACTTCACGTGCCACCAGCGTTTGGCATGTTTCCTCTCAATAACAAAGCCTTTTCCGTCACGGTCTTAACTCCCACCTCATTTAGCATTCAATACACCCAAGTGCCACCTGGATTAGACGTAGACTCAAGAAATTATCCTGCATTTAATGCAGAAGTAAACAATCCGCAATTTACAGCTGAAGTTTTATCCATTGGATGCGGACCCACTCCGATTACCAACACAGCTTGGCAAATCAATAATCAATCTACTGCATCGAAGTTTGACGATGCGACAAGAAATATAGCAACCACAAACCAACCTTATTGAGGTTTTATGAGCCAAAAAATGATCACACCAAGAGAAGTTAGAAGAGATCCATTAACACATTTAAGGATCAACAAAACCCCCGTGAATAAGGACTCTATTGAAGCAATGACGCCAGAAACCGACAAAAAAGTGCACGGCACTTTTGTAAATATTGAGTGTCCAGGACAGCCCGGAAAAGTGTGTGGAAAATACTACCAAGGAATGCAATATTTCGAAAAAGTATTTGAAGATGGACAGCAATACACGATCCCTCTTTCGGTCGCTCGTTTTATCAATGAGCGCTGCAAATATGAAGAGCATTCTTATTTAGTAGATGAAAAAGGAGAGCCCATCAAAACAAATAAGTTTCGTCCTAGATACAAATTCATGATCGAAATGGTGGCGTAAAGTTTATATGACTACATGGGATCTATCCAGGCTTCGGTATACAGTAAGAAAACTGACCGGCCAATTTGACATTTCACAGCTTCCAGATACGAGCCCAGGACCTGGACTTGTCAGCGTGAATAATCCTCCTGGCGTTGACGATTACATCAACGACTTTTACTTGTACGACATGCCAGAGCATTTGAGGCTATTAAAGCTCAAAGACTACTTCACGTTCACTACGATCCCCAATTGCGGTACTTACAATGTACCGCAATATGTAAACCAATTTGAGCCTCCTATCTACGTGGACAATTATCAAGCTGCTTGGTACGAATCGCCAGACCAGTTTTATAGAATTTGGCCGGAGTTTAACTTTATTGATCAGAATTTGTTTACACCAGACGGATCTACGTCGATCTTTTCTTTTACTTTGACGCAAACAACCGTACAGCAAGGATCAGTCGTCATTGGCTTGCAGCCTAATATCGACGGAAACCCCTCTCCTGCTTTAGAGACTTTTACCGATCAAGATCAGCCTATCCCGCTAGACTTGCCTCAAGAGCAATTCTTTGTAAATCCAGGGATTTTGATTAGCAATCAATATACAGGTGCTCTTCCACCGATAAACCCGGGAGTGACTCCAGGAACCGGAACGGTCGACTACCTAACAGGGGCTGTTACCATTTCCTATGTTACAGCGCCTCCTAACGGCACCAATTCCTCTTGTCATTACCGTCCCTATCAAGCAAGCCGTCCAAGAGACATTATGATGTTTCAACAGCAGCTTTTCTTAAGACCTATCCCTAATGACACATATCTGATTAAGGTTTTAGCTTACATGATGCCGACGGTTGTGCTTTCTGCTGCAAGCAATGCCATCGTAAGGCCTCCCTTTACTCCAACAGGTCCAAATACGGGAACCATTAATGGCTTTGATGGATCTGTTTCCCTTACCGATCTTCCCCAGTTTAACGAATGGTGGCAACTGATTGCCTATGGAGCCGCTTTAAAGATCCTCATACAAGAAGGGGATCACGAGGAATACGCAAGGCTTCGGGCTTACTTTGAAGATCAAAAGCTTTTAGCTCAGAGAAAAACATTAAAACAATTGGCCAACCAACGCATTCAAACGCCTTACGCGGAGAATGTGGGAGGACCTGCTTGGCCCGTATTCCCAATCTATTAAGAGGTAAAAATGGCCAAAAATTACATGGACAAGCCTTCCAGAAAAGGAAAGATGACCAATATCCCGACAGGTGAAAGGGCTTTTGGAACTACTGGAAAGAAAGGACAAGTATATCGAAATGACTTGCTAGACACAGATTTTACCCGGCAAGACATGGGAACTGTTCGGAAACTGAGGAGCAAATAGTATGGCTAATACATTTCAAAACATCCCAAACGCTTCAGATCTCCTTTCAGACAGCCAAGTCGATATCAAAGAAAACTTCGGCTATTTGGCTACCACTCTTGGGCAAGATCACCAGATTGCTTTTGGAGATACCGACACAGCTTCTGGAGAAGGGTATCACAAGGTAATTCATTACGTAAAACAAGGAGCAAACCCGGCAACTATTGCCAGTGTGCTTCAGATGTACGCTAAAGACTACACACCAAACTTTACGGGAGCAACTCCCGACACGCAGCTTTTCACAAAGACAGGAGCCGGCGGTATCTCACAACTCACCGGAAACGATGCCAACACGGATGGCTGGTGCTGGTTAGGCGGTATTCTTCTTCAATGGGGAAGAAAAACGGGTTTATCGGGATCTTGGCCAACAACCGCTCAAACACTCACGTTTAAAGATAGAGGTCCTTCCAATCATGGAATTCCATTTCCTAACAATTGCTTTGCGGTAGTGACTTCTTTTATAGGACCCACCAGTTCTTCTACTGGAGATATCTCAATTAACTCAATTTCCACCTTAAATTTTGTTTGGCAGTTTAGCGGATCTTCTGGCGCATCGTTTAACGGTTTTTACTGGGTAGCAATAGGTAACTGATGAATTACGAGCCAAGGCTAATCTCTCCTTTTGACAATGGAGGTTTGATTACCTACTACAAACCTTTCTTGATTGGAGACCAAGCGTTTCCCGTTTTAGAAGATGCGTATGCATGGAGAGGAACCTTAAGAAAAAGAGAGGGGTATTCCCTACTTGCCACCCTTCCAACTGTTCCCGTCCAAGGATTAAAAACTTATTACCTAAACACAGGGTCTTCCCAACAAGAGCAAACCCTTGGATTTAGCACAACAAAAGCCTATCTGCTAATCAGCTCTCCCTCGATCCAGTTCAGCAATATTAGCTTTTTTCAGACCACGGGAGCCGCCATCTCTTGGACAGGAACCAGCAGTGATTTTTTCTGGTCTTGCAATTTTGCTGGAAGCCTATGGGCGACAAACAATGTGGACCCATTGCGCTTTTGGAATGGGACGCCGGGGAGCTTAGGGGTAACGGGGGGTTGGAACAACCAAAGGCCTACTTTGGACGGATCAGCGAATGTTTTACAAAAATGCGCTCTTGTTCTTCCCTACAAGGGAAGACTGGTTGTCCTCAACACTCAAGAAGGAACGATTGATGGATCTGGAAACCCAACCACTTCTACCAATTATTTTCAGCGGGCTAGGTGGTGCCAATTAGGAACGACGTATGTACCAGCGACGGGAGGCGATCCGGTTGTAGTTACGCCATCAGGATTTACTACAGACACAAACGCCTGGAGACAAGATATCCCAGGAAGAGGCGGTTACATTGATGCTGACACCAATGAGAGGATCGTTTCTGCTGCCATCATAAAAGATATCTTGATTGTTTTCTTCCAAAGGTCAACATGGCGTCTAAGATACACAGGAAACGAAGTCCTACCATTCATTTGGGAAAGAATCAATACGCAATATGGATCGGAATCAGCTCTTAGCACTATTAGTTTTGATGAAGGGGCTCTTTCTTTTAGCCGTTTTGGTTTCGTGGAGTCCGACACAAACCAAGTAGTCCGGATTGACCAAAAGATTCCCGATCAAACGTTCTTTGAGATGAAGTATGGAACTTCAGCCGCTTCTTTGCAGGTGGTGCAGGGGATTCGAGATTACTACAGGCAGACCGCCTATTGGTGCTACCAAGACACCAACCAGACCGCAACCTTTAATAATCAAGTTCTAGCATATAACTATCTTGATAAGACGTGGGCCATCTTTAACCAGCATTTTCGCACGTTTGGCTACTACAAGCAGTTTTTTGACCTTCAATGGCAAAACGCTACCTTCACATGGAGCTCTTCCAATTCTCCATGGCAAGGGCCAGAGCAAGCGCAATTTCCTCAAGTTCTCGCTGCGGAAGCCGACCCAACAAGCGGAAACGTTTATGTAGTGTATGAGACCACAAATGACGCGCAAGACGTAAACTCGGACGGGTCTTTGTCTAACTTCAACTTCGATATCATAACCAAGAAGTTTAATCCATATTTAGACCAAGGCCACCGTTGCCGGTTGCAGTATGTCGACGTCTATTGCTCTGCGAATGATGGAGGAGTGTTTACCCTAAACGCCTACTTAGACGACGAGGAAGACACCCCGCAGATTACGAAGATCGTGCAAATATCTGAGACCCAGCGATCTGCAAAATATGTGAGAGTCTTTTTAGGGGCTATTGGAAGGCTGATTCAATTAGAGCTCACCCTATCTCCTTCACAATTAGCAGATCCCGATGCTGGACAGGTCCAATTAGAAATCCAAGGCCTTGTCATTTGGACAAGAAAAGAAGGGAGGATCAAACAATGAGTTTTTCTCCAGCCAGCTCTCAATCTAGCTTCCTTCCTGTGGAATTCGACATCTCAAGCAATGAAGAACTTTTTCGGGAACTTATTGCCAAAAGAGAAAGGCTGACAGCCTCCATCGTTAACATCAAAGAAAATGCGCAGTATGAAAAGAGAGAGCTTTTAACGGCGCAGCAATGGTTTTCTTCTTATGCTTCTGGGGCCCTTAAAACAAACTATTCCTATCGTCTTTCCATGGATTTGGTTGAATTAAACGGGGGAAATATACCAAACGGGGTCACGACTACCTTAGCACTTTCTTCTTCTACTCAGCCTCCTCTTATCTCGGTTCCAAACTCTATTCAGCCTCTTCACGGGTTTGGTGCTGCAAACAATGGAACGAACTTTTTTTTCTTAAACGATCCCCTTGTATATGTGCGTACGAATGTCTGGACGGGGGCTCTACAACAAATTAGTATTACAAACAATACGGGAGCTGCTCTTACGCAAGCTATCTGGGTCTTTGAGTATCTTAAGTTTTGAGGGATTATGCCGGGCTTATCAGAGTTTCTTTTTGGAAAAAGCGATAAAACGAAGTCTTTAAATGTGTTAACGCCTGAGCAGAAGAGGGCATTAAGTGAATATTTCTCGCAAGGGATAGATAAAAATCCTCTTTATTCTTCTGGATCTAGCTATTTGCAAGGCCTTCTTTCTAATTCTCCTGACGCTTTTTCCGCATTCGAAGCGCCATACCTTCAGAATTTTGAGCAAAACATCATTCCTTCTATTGCAGAGAGATTTGCTGGGATGGGTACGGGAGCTGGAGCTTCTAGCTCAAGCGCTCTATATAACTCTCTTGCGCAGGCTGGAAGAAGCCTTCAAACGGATTTAGCAGGATTAAGAAGCGGGCTACAAATGCAAGCGCTTCCGCAAGCTCTTGGATATGCTCAGCAGCCTTATTCGAACAAACTGGCTGGTATTGGAGCCAGGGGATTTGAAAATGTATATCAACCAGGTAGCACGGGGCTTTTAGGTGGAATTACTTCAGGTTTAGCCTCTGGTCTTGGATCAGGGTTTGGATTGGCGGGGGCAGGCTCATTGTTTAATTCTTTTGGATCTAGTCTTTTAGGAAGGGTTGGGTAAATCATATGGTACAAATTCTACCTCCAAAAACAAATCTAGGGAGCCAAATAGGATCTGCTTTTGGGCAGGGCTTTCAATCAGGGTCAAACTTAGGAAACCAGGTCAATCTTCAGCAGCTTCTTCAGCAAAGACAACAATCCATGCTGCAATCTTCTTTAGATCGTGCTTTGCAAAATTATTCAGCTCCTGGAATGTCACCAGAATCTAAATTAGTGGGACTGTATCGCGATTTAGCAGCCAATCCACAAGTTGCGCAAGCCTTAGCTGGTAACTTGCAAAAGATGCAACAGCAACAGCAATCCATGGGATTATTGCAGCATATTCTTGGTGGTGGACAGCCTCAAGCTGGAGGTCAAAATGAAGCAATGCAATGGCAGAGTTCCGGAGTTTCTGAAAGTCCAGCTTCTGCTATGTCTGATGCTAACATTGCAGCTCTTGCTGTAGTTAATCCTGTATTAGCTAAAGTACTTCAGCAACAAAAAGATGCTTCTCTTCAAAGAGAGCTTACCGAGAAAAAAAGAGGGTGGGAATTAGAAGATTTAGCCAGAAAGGAAGAGACAGATATTGCCAAACCAATTCTTTTAGAATTGAATCAAGTACGAAAAAATATTCCTTATCAAGAGCAGGCGATTGAGGATATTAAAGAAGCTTCACCAAATGTTGGATGGAGAGATTTTGTAGCCGATTTAGTAGGAGCAGAACCTTTAAGAACAGCAGAAGGTGCACGCCTTAAGACAGCAATTAAAGACTTTTTCCTTTCGGATTTAACAAGAGCAGGAGCTCGACCCAACCAATGGATTGAACAGCAATTAGCTGATGCTTTACCAAAAATTGGAAGAAGTAAAGAAGCTAACCTTATCACGGCGGAGGGGCTTAAGTTTAAAGTAGATTTGGCTAAAAAACGCATGGAAATCATAGACAAGTTAGCTGAAGATCAAAAGAAAAGGCATGGATACGTAAAAGGGGATATCGATTCTTTGTCTTATAATATGATGAAGCCTTACGTAAAAGAGCGTCAGAAAGAGTTAAAAACAGCAATAGAAGAAATTAAGAAGGCTGAAAAAAGTACCAGCGTAGAGCGTGGATTTAAACGGATGACAAATCCAGAAACCGGGGAAATGTACGATATTCCTATACAGGATGTTAATGAAGCAAGAAAGGCTGGATGGAGAGAACAATGATTCCTAATTTCTTGAAGAACGCAAAACCAGTTTCGCAAGAAAAATCAATACCTTCTTTTTTGAAAAACGCAAAACCGGTAAAAAACGAATCGTTTCCCTTAGAAAATGAAAACGATTTAGAAAGGGAAATCGAAAGAAATCAGGCGCAGATTACATCTAGAGGATTAGAGACAATTTTGGGTTTACCAGGAGATATTTATTCTTCTGCTAAACAGTTATTTGGGCAAAGCGGAGAAACTTCCCTACCAACATCCTCTTCTTTGAGAAAGTTTAGTGAATCTGCATCGCTTGGATACACAAAACCCCAAAATGAATTTGAAGAAAAGGTAGGAGATTTTGCATCTGATGTAGCCTCCATGGCTATTCCTGGAAGCAAAACATATGGATTTATTAGAAATTTAGGCATACCTTTAGCGGTAAATTTAGGAAAAGAAGGACTAAAATATGCCGGCGCAGACGAAGAGAGTGCATCTGCAGCTAAAATGGGTGGAATGATCTTTTTGGATCTTTTGGCTCATAGGCAAGGCGGGGTAAAAAAATACGCAGGGAATTTATTTGAAAAAACAAAGTCGATGATTCCAGAAACTTTGGAAATGCCTGCAAAAAATCTAGAATCAGCTTTGATGGATATTAAAAAAGAGCTTAGCAAAGGCGGAGAAAGGACATCTACTACAAAATCCTTAAAGAAAATCAATGAAATTTTATCCGAAGTAAAAGACGGAAAAATTAACGTGAAAACTCTTTATGAATATCGTCCAGCAATCAATGAAGCAATTGAAGAGCTAGGCGGATTTGACTTAAGTATACCAAAAAGCATTAAAAGAAAAACAATTCGAAACTTAGGAACCGTAAAATCTGAAGTCATTAAAGGAGTAGAAGAAGGTCTAAAAACAAATCCAGAGGCTTTGAAATCGTATAAAGAAGCCAATGAAGCTTGGGCTGCTTATGAAAAAAGCCAATCTATGAAAAAATTTATAGAAAAAACCTTGGCTGGTAGTGCAAAAGGAATTGCTATAAAGTCAATTTTAGGACTAGCAACACCAATAGCTTCTTCTGCAATCGGAGGACCTTTAGTTACCGGTGTTGTAGGTGGTACTGCAGCTGGAATATACAACACACAAAAAATTTTACGTCAAATTATGGGTAGTTCAGCGCTAAGAAAATATTATTTAGGTGTTTTAAAAGGAGCTGCTGCTGGAAATGCAGCGCAAATCAAAAAAAATTCAAAAGCATTAGACCAATCTTTGGAAAATCAATAATCGAAATTGTGTTCATCACCTTCTAACCATTCCATAAAAAGTCCAATCACGCAATATATAATAATCCATACAAATATAATCGTGGCCATAAAAACTACTCTTTACTATGCGCGTAAAGCAAATGTGCTTTGAATTCCGCATCTTGCTTTTCCATGCGTCCTTTAAATTCTGCGTCTAATTTTTCTAATCGACCATGAAAGTCTTTCATTTCTTCTTGGATTGATCTGATATATCCGTCAAGTTTCGCATCCATGTGGCGCCAATCACTTCTAGACTCAGATCTAAACCATAAGATTAGTCCAGCATTTGCCAAAAACAATGAAATAATTTGTATCCAAGACTCAGACATTATCAATCCTTTTTTCTCAACATTTCCATGATCACTTGGTATACTCCATCAATCCTGTGGCCCATGGCGTCGATTCTTTGTCCCATGGCGTCGATTCTTGAGTGAGCTGCCTTTACGTCTTGGCGAACTTCTTGAATATCCGCGTGTAACTTTCTATGAGACCACAAGACAATACCACCGATTGACAAAACAATAGATCCGATGCTGACAATTTCGTTCGAATGCACAGCAATGAATTCGATTACTGATTTCATTTTTTTGCCTTAAAATTTGTTTTTTCTGTCTCTATATAAAATAGCACAAAAAGAAACAAAAGTCAATAGAACAAATACGCAAAACGACTTTATCGAATACAACCAAAACATCACTTCCTGAAGAAATATTCAAGCGCCATTGCTGTCAAAATTCCTAGCATAATCCCAATGAAAAGATTGGCCATTTTGTGAATTACTTCTGAATCTTCCAGCTTTTTCATTTTCTGCCCTCCAATTGCGCTAGGACTTTACCAAAAACCGATGTATGCGTGCAAATCGCTTCTGCTTAAAAAAAATAATTTATAGATTAGAGGAACAGCAAAAATGCTGCATCGATTTCAAACCTAATCAGAGGTAAGTATGTCCGGAAAAAACCCCCTAGGAAACGGGAGAGAACCACAAAGTTACGAAGGCTTAAACGTGCTTGTTCCGCTTGGCGGATGGCAATTTGTTCGAGCTAAAAGAGATCCTACTAGCAACGATAAGAAATATCCAGTTGGAACGATCTGGCTAAATACTACATCGCAAAACATTTGGATGATGACACTAGCCGGCGGTACTTGGGCTGAAATTCAATCAGGTGGAGCTAGCGTACTTTCTGTTTCCGGAACATCAAACCAAGTAACGGTGTCACCAACTACTGGAGCAGCTGTTGTATCTCTTCCAAGCGCGGTAACAGCTCCCGGATCAGTCACAGCAACGACAACATTAACAGCAACATTAGGAAATATTACTGCTACAAACGGAAACTTAAGCTTAGGAACTGCTGGAAATAAAATTGTTATTGCAACGGGCTCTAACGCATCTGTTGGAACATCAGCAGCCATGAGCGGAACGCCTGGTGCTGTGACTGTAGCCACAACCGCATGTAGTGCAACTGCCAAAATCTTCTATTCACGAGCTACAACCGGCGGAACTCCCGGGCAGGTTTCTATCACAGCACAAGATGGTACGGGTTTTACTCTTACATCAACTGGAAATGAAACATCTACGTTTAACTGGTGGATCATCAACGCTTAACCTTGAGGTGTTGCCATGCAAGGCAGACTTTTACTAAGACAGGTTAGGACAATAAATGGATCTACCTTAACTACGTCTTATCAAAACGTAGGCAGCAAAGTTACAATTGCTGGCTACAAAATCTCTATTGTCAATGCGTCTTCTACCGATATTTTAATATCAGATGGAACAGCAAATGATCCGTTTTATATTCCAGCAAACAGCACCCTTTCTATTGGAGAGGGGATTGCTGGAGGTCCTCAACAATTAGATAGGCAGGCGTCTGAGCCTTCGCAAGTGCAGTATCAAGCAAAACTCAATTCTGGTGTTGCTGGTACTGGTTATGTTGTTATCACTGTGTTGGGGTACTAATATGACGATTTATTCTTCTTTAGGTGGGGGTGGCGGAAGCGGTGGATCTGGAATTACCACTATATCTGGAGATTCTGGATCAATTACAGGAGCTTCGGTTACAGTATTTTCCAATAATGCCACGGTAAACAGTGGATCTAGCGTTTCTTTTACAAATTCTGGAACGACATCTACATTCAACACAACAGATACAGATCAAAATACTTTGATCGGAAAAGGATCTGGAAATCTTACAAAAGTCTCTGCTATTCAAAACACTGGAATTGGAGAAAACACATTATCTTCTTTAACAAGTGGAGATGCAAACGTAGCTGTTGGGTATTCTGCTTTAAATGCTGTTACAACAGGACAATTCAACACAGCTATTGGAACAAATGCATTATCAGTGTTTACAGGATCTGATACAGTTGCTGTGGGTGGCGGAGCGTTGCAGGCAGCAACCAATGGCGCTAATAACGTAGCTGTTGGTAACGTTGCTTTACAAAGCCTGACAACAGGTGGAAACAATACCTGTTTAGGTTACGGAACAGGTCAAAGTTTTGTTGCAAATGACAACAATACTTGTATTGGATACAACGTTTTAAATGACAATACAGGCGATTCCAATACAGTTGTTGGATCAGAAGCTGGAGGGGGTACTGGAAGTGGTTCTCAAAACTCTTTAGTAGGATTTCAAGCAGGTGTAGATCTAAATAATGGAAATGGAAACAGCGGGATTGGATACGCAATTTTAAACGCAGTAACTACAGGAGAATACAACAGTGCATTAGGATGGGAGGCTCTTTTTGATGTTACAACAGGATCTTACAATTTAGCTCTTGGATATAACGCGGGATCTCAACTAACCACCTCAGATTCTAGCAATATTTATTTATCTAATGTGGGTGTTACTGGTGAAAGCCATGTAATGCGCCTAGGAACTACGGGTTCAGGAAACAACCAGGTAAACAAGACCTTTATTGCTGGCGTTTACGGAGTAACAGTTGGGGTAAGCGGTATTGCTGCTGTTGTGGATAATGCCGGACAAGTAGGAACGATCGTTTCTTCAGAAAGATTTAAAGAAAATATCCAGCCCATACAAGACGAATCAATTCTTGTACAAAACTTAAGACCGGTTTCTTTTAGCTATCTTAGCGATCCAGAAAAAACCAAGTGTTTTGGTCTGATTGCTGAAGAAGTAAAAACCGTGATGCCGGAATTAGTAGTACATGGAGAAGACGGCCTACCACTTACTGTAAAATACTTAGATCTTCCAGTGCTTTTGTTGGCAGAAGTCCAGCGTCTTCACAAAAAAATTGAGGCTTTAGAGTCCAAAATTTCATCTGGAGAAAATGGATGAGCGCCCCATCTTATTCCGACAGCCCTAGAAGTGCTACAAACTATTTAGGGCAAAACTATCGCTTTACCCCGACGTATATACGAAACAGAAACCCCACGGTAAACGATTTAAGGCCTAAAGAAAACAAGGGGTTTTATCCAATTGGAAGTATCTGGGTCAATACCTCGTCTTCTGGCGCTGCCTATATTTTGTCTAATATCGTATCGAGTGGTGGATCTCCGCAAGCTCAATGGACTCTTTTAGCAACTGCTTTAGGGTCCACGCAATTTACTCCGGACACGGGAACAAACCCAGTCGGGGGAACGACGGTTGCTTTTACCAATACAAGCATTTTGCCAGCTGGTTCTTTATCTAATGCAATTCGCTCTTATGGTCTTGGAATTTCTTCCATCGGGTATCAACTTCAATATGCTGGATCAAACGCCGGATCTTCTACCCCTGATAACTGGGGTGTTGCTCAATTTGATTCTAATTCTTTTGGGGTATCCAGCGGGTTTGTTACATTAAATAATGCAGGGACTACCGGGGCAGTTACCAAGATTTCTGGTGATGATTCTTTAAGTGTAGTGCCATCTTCTGGCATTGTAAGCTTAGTTGGATCGACGGTGTTAAACGCGACCAACGCAAAGCCAGTCTATTGCAAAAAGAATGCCACTTCCATAGAAGAAATTGATGTACAGCTCACAACAACAAGTTCATCTGCTGCTAAAAACATCAATAAATCGGGTCTTTGCCATTTCGATAGCTCCTCTTTTACGGTAGATTCCGCTACCGGTTTTGTCTCCCTTTCTGGAAGCTCAGGCGTACAAACTCTTACCGGAAATAGCGGGGGAGCAATCAGCCCTTCGGCTGGGAATATCAATGTTGTGGGGTCTGGATCGCTTACAACGGCTGGATCTGGCAGCACCATCACCGCTTCTTTAACAGGCTTAACTAACCACGCTCTTTTGGTCGGAGCCGGAACGGACACAATCACTAGTGTGGGTCCCTCGTCTGTCGCAAATCGTGTCTTGATGTCTCAAGGGTCTTCATCTGATCCCGCTTTTTCTTTGGCAACATATCCAACGATTACTACTGTAAACCAACTTTTATACTCTTCTGCAAGCAATACTGTAAGTGGATTATCGACTGCCAATAGTGGAGTTCTTACCACAAACTCTAGCGGAGTCCCTTCGATTACTGCGATAGCAACAAACGGGCAGATTATTATAGGGTCTACCGCAGGATCTCCAGCAGCTGGGACCATTACGGCAGGAACGGGAGTATCTGTTACAAATGGAAGCAATTCTATCACAGTGGGAGTGAGCGGTTCTGTTGGTCAGACAATTACAGGCAACAGCGGAGGAGCCCTTTCCCCAACCGCTGGTAACTGGAATATCCAAGGCTCTGGAAGTATTACAGCTTCTGGTTCTGGTAGTACGCTTACAACGCAGCTAACTGGTCTTACCAATCATGCTTTGCTGGTGGGAGCCGGAACGGATACAATCACAAATGTCGGCCCAACCTCTACGTCCGGCCAAATTCTTCAATCGCAAGGAGCAAGTGCGGATCCAGCTTTTTCTACAGCTACTTACCCATCTACTACCACAAACAACCAGATCCTTTACTCTTCTGCCACGAATACCGTATCGGGTTTGGCTACTGCAAATAATGGAGTCCTTACAACGGGGGCTACTGGAACCCCTGCCATCACGGCTCTTTCCGCAAACGGCCAATTGCTCATTGGTTCTGCAAGCGGTCCTCCTATTGCTGCAACTCTTACAGCCGGTACAAATGTCACTATTACAAACGCAGCCAATAGCATTACCATCGCTGCAAGTGGCGGGACTTCCTTCACTTGGACGGATCAAGGAACAAACTTTTCTGCTGCATCCAACAACGGATATTTCTGCACAGCAGCTCTTACAGCTACCCTTCCCGCATCGCCATCTCAAGGAGATACGATAAGAATATTCTGCGATACCGGAAGCACCGTCACAGTAACAGCCAATACAGGCCAAAAGATTCGTCTTGGAAGCGCCATTTCTGCATTAGCGGGAACTGCTGCCTGCGCAGTACAAGGAAACGCATTAAACTTAGTATATAGATCTTCTAGCGCTGTTTGGGATGCCTTTAGCGCAGTTGGATCTTGGACTATTACTTAAAAGGGAACTCATGCCAACTACCTCAAACTCACTTAATATTTCCTCTTCAGGAATTGTAAAGTTCGATGGGACTGCGACGTTTAGTGGAGTCACTACCACTCAATACAATGCTCTTGTTGGAGACACCTCTAATGGAATAGCTAGTGTAGCTCCTTCAGCAACTTCCGGAGTTCCCTTAATTTCCCAAGGAGCCTCTGCAAACCCAACTTTTGGAACGGCAGTGGTAGCAGGTGGTGGAACGGGAAGAACGACTCTTACTAACCATGGAGTATTGGTTGGGGCTGATACAAGTGCAATTACTCAGTTAGCAACGGGTTCCGCTAATCAAGTCTTATTGTCAGGAGGAGCCAGCGCAGATCCCACTTGGTCGACTGCAACCTATCCCGCAACAGCCGGAACGAGTGGAAACGTGCTAACAAGTGACGGAACGAACTGGACTTCTTCCGCTCCATCTGGTGGAAATCTTTTGTTGGCCACAGGAACACTAACAAATAGTCAGATAAAAAACATTAGAGGAACACCCGTTCAAGCAATTGCAGCTCCAGGAGCTGGTAAACTCATTGTTCCGATATCTGCTGGTTCAAGATTAAATTACGGTGGAACAAGTGCTTTTACTGCTGGTGCATCCCAAACCATATCGCTCTACTATACATCAACATCTTTTCCCGCTTCTATGATTCTTTCCAGTAACACTTTAATTGGAAATACAGCAAGTTACGAATTTTTTGTTACGGGTGGTTTATCTGCTGGAGTAGCTACCAACAAAGACAATGCAGCTCTTTATATGATCAATTCAGTAGCTACAGAAATTTCAGGAAACGCAGCTAACGACAACACAATCAGCTGGTTTATATTTTATTACATTTGGACATTCTAGAGGTTTTATGCCACTCAAAAAAGGTAAATCGAAAAAAGTAATTAGCGAAAACATCCGCACAGAGATGCACGAAGGCAAACCACAAAAGCAAGCCATCGCCATCGCTATGCATAAAGCTGGAAAATCGAAAAAGCCTAGTAAATAATATCTGGTTTTATCACTTTCCTTCTGGCAGATTTTGCATATTTTAAGATGCTATCTCTTTCAATCATCCATACTCGATCGATTTTCTTAGCTTCTACTTTGTTTTCTCGAATGGCCTTGTAAACGGAAAGCTGCGTTACTTTAGCAATCTTAGAAGCTTCTTTTACTGTAAGGTATTTGCCTCCCTCAGATGCATCTTGTATCTTTTTAGAAGTCATGCCTTCTTTGTATTTCATCACTTCATCTAAATCAACTGACCATTTGCAGATTTTTCTAAAATTCTCGTTTTCAAAGGCCTTGATTTTTCTATTTTTGATGGCAATATAGAGAGCTTCGGTTGTAAGTCCTACAAGTTCAGCCGCATCTTTTACAGAGCAAATCGTGCTAGTGTTTTCTGTCATAAAATTTCCTTGTCCTAAAAGGAGTTAACCTGTACGGTTTGGAAAAGCATCTTAAGGAAAGGGCCCAAAGAAAACAAGGTACTTATGCAAAAAGAAACAAAAGAAAATAAAAGACATGAAGCATTTCAATTTGGTTCTAACCCAATGAAAATGAGTCCGTTTGAAAAAATGATGGCCGAAAAAGAAAAAGGCGAAAGATTTAAAGCGAAGCAAAAATATGTGCAAGGCATCCAAGGAGTAGACGGCGGTTGCTGCGCATAAATAGTCCCCCAGCTGGGGGACTATTACAGATTCAAGCTTTCGTCTGTTTTTGGACCCATTTGCCAAAATCTAGGCGAAGCTTTTCTTCGTCTTGGTAATCGAGAAGAGTTTCTTCGATGGATTTACCATAGTGGTTGACGTATCTTTGGAAGAACTCTTTTAGCTTGTCTCCTTCTAAATCGGGAATCTTTTCTAAATAGGCAGTAAATAAAGCCTCTTTCTCTTCTTCTGTCTCTATTTTTTTCGATTCTACAGGAATTGGGGAGAACTTCGCTTCTCGTATCTCTCCTTCTACATATGCGGTACCGATTACATCGGGAAAAAGTCGCCTTGCCAAGCGGCTCATCGCTCTAGAATAGAGCATATCTTCTGTATACGCCTTCCAGCAAGAACCCCTTGAAGTCAGACCTGCTTTCGCAGCGTCTTCAATAGTAAACTTCGCTGAAAAAGAATCGCCGTTATCGCATCTTTTGCCCTCAATCTCGCATACCTTTTCATTACACTCAAGAATACGAAGAGAATGTCCGGCTCTTCGAATCATGGAGTTCATGAGACGAGCAGAGATTTCGATCTTTCCTTGGATGTTCCATAGCCCGCCGTTTAAGGCTTGCATAGGAGGAATACCAAGCTCTCTTGCAGCAAGTAAGATCATGAAGATCTTTTGCTCTGAGCCAACTGATCCATATAAACCAGAAAGGGCAGCATTCCTAGAGACAACTTGTAGTAGTTGAAACTCTGATTCAGAGGGAATAAAGCTTGTTGTCTGGACTAGTGCGTTATTTTCTTTCATAAATCTTCTCCAAGTATTGGGGGTTTTCCGTCAAAAAATAGTCGATACATTCTTAAAGCTGCTAAAAAGTCGGGAAATTGATCTTGATAAACCAAGACCTTGGGGGCTTTCCCAGTTCTGTCTAGCTTTACAAACTCGATCCGATCGATTGGGTAGCCGGCTTTCTTGGCTAGATAAGCGTAGGCCGATCCTTGTAAAGCCCATGTTTTTCCCTCAGCTCTGGATGTTTTAAAATCGACTAGCACTAAAGAGTCGCCCTCTTTGTAGATTGCGTCGCACTCTCCTGTAATCATGAGCTCATCACAGAAGAACCTTTCCGGCTTTTTGATGTACGCCTTTTCTGGATACTGCAAAAAACTGTCGATATAGGGGCTAATCTCGGAAGAGACCGGAGGCGTTCCAATCCCCTCTATAATCGCATCGCAAATTTGGTGCACTAGAGTGCCCCGATTGGCTGCATTTTGCAGCACAACCGGATCGATGGCTTGAAAGCCAGAGAAGAACGACAGAACTTCTGTGACTCTTGTATAGTTGTTGATGTCTTTCATATAAAATCCCTTTCCGTCATGCCGTATACCCAAAGAAGCGGAGTCCGGCTTTCTTGTAATCTTGTTGCAAAACACAAGCATTCGGGATCACCACACATGCAGTAATCTCCCGTTTTTGGTGAGCACGTTTGGCACGTCAGGCAGCAGGAATCTGCCAGATCTCTTTCCGGCTCTTCGTATCTTTCAAACGAATTCATCTGCAAGCCTTCTTAAGTCGCACTGATAGCGAAATGTCTGCCAACTAGTGTACTCCAGGCTGTCAATTTGTTTCTTTAACTTTTCGCTAAACTCGAGCTCTTGTTTGATCAAGGCTTGAATAGATTCGATGATCGGTTCGTACATTTTTGCGATTGACTCGAGATCTTCTTTGATTTTTTCTTCCCTATTCTTCATATTTTCTCCCGTCATACGTGTTGATTTTAAGTCGTATGACGCATAAAGTGTCACATGTTGATGTTTTTAAGTCAACGTATGTAACGAAAACACTCAAGTATAAGAGGAAGAAATGAAGCTAAAAGAATTTATCGACCAATGGGGAATCTCGATCAACAAGTTTGCAATCAAGTCTAAAGTAGCACCAGCCACAATAAGAAAGTTGATTGCTTCTGATGGATCTAAGGATGTGGGCTTGAGCGTGGCTTTAAAGATAGAAAGAGCATCTAACAACATGGTAAAATGCGAAGATCTCATCTCAGAAGATTTGATCAATATGACTCAACCTTCTGTTCCTGAGGACACAGAAGAATAGCTTTTAAATAAAGTTATTGCTTAATTCTCTCCTTAAGTGTTAGATGGCTAATGTTAAAAAAATGTTAAGACCACCCAACCTTAAGGAGGTTTATGATTAAGCGGATGTACGAATCACCCCCTTACGAGTATCTCGTAACGGCAGCCGAGCATTGCCCAAGAGCAGTCGCGACTTACCTGTCTGTCTGGAGGCAAGCCGATCGGGATAGAAAGTTGCATATATGCAAGAAAGACGTTCTGTCTGAATACCTTAAGCCGTTGGTAAAGTTTCGAAATGATCTCATGCTTTTAGTTAAAGAGGGCCTCATTTCCGTGGAGGAAACGCCGAAATCTCTCTCTATTGAGCTGGTATCTTGGGACGAAGAAGATTGAGCAAAAGAAAAAAAAGCTCGCGCTGTTTATGGCCGGTGTGTTAGAAAATAGCCCATTGAAGATAAAAAATAAGGGCCACCCTAACCGGGTGGCCCAAAACAAACCCTAGTAACGCAACGTCCTTCCGCCAAGATTGCCGTTGTGATACTACCACCTACGCAGGAGTAGGATGAGAAAAGCATATCACGCAACGATATTTAGCGCAACAGGCTTTCTTCGAAAGCTAGTAATAAATAATTCCACAAAATTTTATATCAAGAAATACACTCAGGGATACTCTTTCCCTCGAGTGTCAAAGGTTTTTTTGAACCTGTGTTCCAAAAAAAGGTGCGCAGGAGACATCAACAAAACCTACGCACCTAAACCCCTCAAGACAAAGAACCTAATTAAAGCATTGTCGAGAAGGTTTGTACCTCTTCAAGAACGTCTTCTTTCTTGGAGCGGTAAGGACGTATCCCAGTTTGCCGAAGAGCCAAACACGTCCTGGGGAGAATTATATAAAAATTACCTCGAATGGTCAACCAGCTTCGTGACAATAAATTTGTTTAACCATACGATTTTGTCAAACCATTGTTTTGAAAAACAGGCGCGCAGCAACCCGCCAATCAAAAGGAGATAAAGTGAACGCAATCGGCTACGACCCAACAAAATTTACAATGATCTTGCTTCCAATGCCATTGGAAGAGTCGAGACAATTTCTACAGAACGATCCGCAAAGCTTCACCATGGCTTGCGCTCTTTCAATGCAAGAACAACGACGTCAAACACAGACTTTTGAAATCGGAAATTTCAAAGAGCTTGGTTTGGCCACTGAACAGAGGTACAGAAGGTGTAAAAAAGTCCTCGAAGACATGGGTTTTTTGGCCTTAATCAAGACCAACCGAAATCCACAAACAACGACCTCGGCAACGACCTCAACAACGACCTCATTTACGCCTAGAATTTGGGGTGAAACAACGACCTCGAAAACGACCTTCGTGAATTTTAACCCCGAATTTGATGGTTTGGACCATCAAAAACCAGGCAAAACACCACAAACAACGACCTCGGCAACGACCTCAACAACGACCTTCTTGATGACTAAAAAAACACTCGTACACATATGCCAGAGTCATAATTTCATGCTTGATAAAATGATAGAAAAACGGGATCAACAACGACCTTCGCGACAAGAAACCGGCTTTTTTGGCCAAAAAGCGGTCAAAATCATGCGCGAAAATGCGTCGCATCCTTTTAGATATAATATATATATATCTAAGCTAATGTCTTCTAAATATTTACTGTCCGATCAAGTGACGGAGCCCTTGAAGGCTCCGAAAAATCCGGCTGCGCCGGACCCTGTCGCATCGGCTGCGCCGAGCGCCAGACGGAAGAAAAAATTAGACACCACTTACTTTTGCAAAGAGGAAGGCAAATTCAAGAACCTTCGCCCGGCTTTTTTAGAGACCCTTGGTGAGGTTTACGCTGGCAAGGTGGACATTGATGCGGAATTTAAGAAGATGTGCTTGTGGTGCTCGGCTAATGAGGTCAAGGCTTCTAAAAAGCAGCTTTGGGAGAAATTTATCTTGGGTTGGCTGAATCGGGCCAGCGATCAGAACTTCAACAAGCAGGCCGTTTCGTTCCAGAGAAAATCTTCTCACGCAAAAATTTCCGCTCCTGTAGACGAAGAGAGAGCCCTTCGCTACAAGGAAATGTACGGATTTTAGGGAGAAAGTATGCACATAGAGTCAATCAAGTACGTTAAACAGACCCCAGAGATATATAAATATATTTATGATTTTGCTAGGAATCCTAAGGGCATATTAACCCTTTCTGGAAAGCCTGGTATTGGAAAAACCTATGCAGCCAAGGCGATTTACAACTCTAACACGACATACAGACTCCCAAGCTACGATCACGAAGAGGGTATTTTTGTTACAGAGAGAGACTTAGCAGATGAATGGCTTGAAAGTTTCAATAATCAAATGATTAATATGAAAAAATATAAA